CTGTAGAGTTTTCAAACCCCTTCCCTACCCCAATTTAACCCCCCTCCCCTCCCCTTTCGATTTCGGTGGGGGAGAGGAAAAAACCTCACATTTTTACATCAATAATTAAAAATCCCACGACTTTTTTGGCTATATAATAAAAGTTTTATACATTTGTTGAAAGGTGAAAACAAAATAACTAATCTAATCTCAAAATCATTATGGAAGAACATTTAGCTAAATTAATGAAACCATTTATAATTAGTGGTTGGAACTTTAACAACGATGAAAGATGTGTAGATGCTAATGTATCATTTGCGTATTTTCCTAAAGAATTCAAACAAGATGCACCACCAAGAATAAGGTTTGAATTAATCTTTTGGAATGGTAGGGTTCAAGACAGACTTAATTGTAGTAAGCCATTTGTAGAAATGGTAGATTGCATAACAGAACACCTATATTTAAAACATTATCTGATAACATATAGGTAACAATAGTGAAAGTTCCATTTTGGGCGGTCTAGGTATTAGGAAAACATACCACCCCACCCCTTTAACAAGTAAATTAAAACAAATTATGAAAGGACATTGGAAAAAACAATTTAACTACGACTTTTTAGGGTCATACTCATTAGATGGTAAGCGAGAGGTTACAGCCACGGTTACCAAAATGGGAACTGAGAAAGTTACAGGGCAGCAAGGTAGAAAAGAGGATTGCTTTGTGGTACACTTTAAGGAGTTTGACAAGCCAATGATTTTGAACAGGACTAATTCTAAAGCCATTGAAAAGGTAGCAGGTAGTGGTTTGGTTCAGGATTGGGTAGGCACACAGGTTACTCTCTATGTAGAGAAGGGTGTTAAGGCTTTCGGTGAGGTTGTAGATGCTTTAAGGATTAGAGATAAGAAGCCTAGTAAGGTGAAGATGGATGAAGAAATCTTTAAGCAAATGGAGTTTGCTATCGAAGGTGGTAAGCACGTTCAGGTGGAAAACGCTATGTCAAAGTATTTTATGACTAAAGAACAACAAGGGTCTTTAGAAGGTTTAATCTTTAAGAAGAAGAAAAAATGATAGAAGTTATTTTATTTTGGATATTAAGTAAGGCACAAGCACCTTGGTATCTTATAATGTTACTTTGGGTTCACGTAATATATAATTATGTACCCTTGCTTATATCATTCTTAGCTTTGGTTGTAAAAAAGTTAGAAGAAGTTAAAAAACAATAAGTTATGGACCAGTTTAAATCAGATGAAGAATACTACGGTGATTGGGAATACACTACTAACTCTCAGCTAGGGTATGTAAAGAAGTCACCTGCTTACTATTGGAAGATGCGTAATGGTGGTAAGTTAGATACACCTGCATTAAGGTTTGGGGCATTGGTACACACATTGATATTAGAACCTGAAAAGTTTTCTGAATTATTCTTTGTGTTTGATCCACAGAACAGACCCGATAAAGATAAGGGTATGACAGCTAAAGTAAATAAGGAGTGGAAGATAGCCTTAGAGAAAGATTGTAAGGAAGGGAAAAAGTACCTTATGGCTTTGAAGGATTACGAATTAGCTTTATCTTTGAAGCGTAAGTTGGAATCATATCCTGAGATTAAAAACATCTTAGACAACTCAGAAAAGGAAGTTGCTAAGACTTGGATAGACTTCAATACTATGTCTAAGTGTAAAGGTAAAGCTGATATGATAGTATCAGGAGGCGATATGCTAGTAGATATTAAGACTACAGGTAAAGATGTTGCCGACTTTAAGAAAAGTGCTTACAGGTACGCTTATCATCGTCAAGCTGCATTCTATATGGATGGGTTCGGAGCAAAAGAGTTTGTGTTTATTGTAATAGAAACAAACTCACCACATCAGGTAGGAATATTTAGGTGTGGCGAACTATTCTTAGAACAAGGTAGGCAAGAGTACATCGAATTATTAGAGAAAAGACAAAGGTATTGTGATACTTTTGAGAAAGCGAGTAACCACATAATAAACGAAGAATTATGAAAAGCAAATTTGTAACTCAGTATGGGAAAGATAGATTGAGTAAGGGGTTAACTTTGTGTGCAGAATATTGGAACGTGCCTAAAGAGTTGATATTAACAACATCTAGGTCAAGGCACATAATGAACGCTAGACACTCTATAAGATATTACTTATGTATGGGTAATGACTTAAATCTGTGTGAAATCGGTACATTAACCAACGGTGACCATACATCGGTGATCCATTCTCGTAAAGCGTTTGAGCAATATTGTGAGTATGAAGAAGATTTTAGAGCGTTGAGGCGAATAATGAAAGGTGAAGTTGCTCACCTAACAGAAGTAAGGGAGCGAAAAGATGTATCAGAAATCTTAAAGCTAGAAACCACAAATAAATCAAAAGCTAACTTAATAATTGCGTACTATGGAAATAAATAGAGTAGATGTAGCACACGAAGAAATTATAGAGCAATGCCAAGAGTATTTCTTGGTTTCGGCTGAATTTCAGGGTGATGATAAGTATATAACAAGGGCATTTGCAAACACTGAGGGCGAACTTCTTAAAGAAATTTTACTAGAAGAGATGTTTCATTCGGAAATTTTTGCTAACTTTGTCCTAGAAGTTGCTAACGATTATAAACAATTAAATTCAAAAAAATGAGTCAAAGTCTAGTATTACAAGGAGTTATCACTAAGATTAGTGAAGTACAACAAGGAGAGTCAAAAGCAGGTAAGTCTTGGAAAAAGATGGGGTTTGCTATGGAAACTTTAGGTGAGTACAACAAGACCGTTTACTTTACCGTTTTCGGTGAAGAAAAAGTAAACAACTTTCAGAAGTATAACAAGGTTGGTCAAGAGGTTGAAGTTAGCTTTAACGCAGAATCAAGAGAGTACAATGAAAGGTTTTACACGGATCTACAAGCGTGGAAAGTATATGTTCAGACAAGTTCTAGTGAGTTTACTTCACAAGAAGAAACGTACCACGAAGTAGTGTCAGGTGAACAAAAAGCTGCAGCCGATGATGGTATGCCATTTTAAATTGATGGGGGCTTAGTCCCCCTTCATTTACTCTCTCTCAATTACAAATTAAATTAACTCAAATGATGGCTAAAAGATTTACAGACACAGAAAAGTGGAATGAAGATTGGTTTTTAGACCTACCTACTAACCATAAGTTATTTTGGATTTACGTATGCGATAACTGCAATCACGCAGGCATATTTAAGCCAAATAAAAGAATGTTTGAATTATTAATCGGTGAAAAGATTAATTCTGATAACTTCATTAAAGAGTTAAACTCAGATAAAGATAGAATTATCATATTACCAAATGGTAGGTGGTATCTAACAGGGTTCATTAAATTTCAATACGGTGAAACCTTAAACCCTAACAATAGAGTTCACAGCTCTATCTTAAACTTACTTCAACAGAACGATATTACATTCAATAATATCACTCAATTAGGATTGGGCGAAACACCTAAACCTACTCAAAAACCTACACCTGAATCATTAGAAGAAACACAAGAGTATTTTGTGTTAAAGGGTAGCAATAAAAAAGAGGCTGAGAAATTCTATAACTTTTATGGCTCTAAGGGTTGGAAAGTTGGAAAGTCCCCAATGAAGAACTGGAAAATGTCAGCATCTAATTGGATCGCTCGTGATAAGAAAGATTTGCCCGATTCAACATATTTAGGTAACCAACTTAAACAAATGGGGCAATAGTTATGAGTGGATATAGAATAACATCACAGCAGGAAGTTGTAGATTATTGTAAGGACATCTACTCTAAAGGTTATAGTAAAGGGCAAACAACAGGTATTTCACCATTAGACCCACACTACACTTTTCGTAAAGGCGAACTAACCATTATGACAGGTTTCGCTAATATAGGGAAAACGACTACACAATTATTTCTTATGATAATGGCATCTAAGCTATATGGTTACAGATGGTTAATGTATTGTCCTGAGAACGAACCTGTAGGTGATTTAATGATTGATATTGCTGAAATGTATTGTGGTCAAACAGCAGATAAAGATTTCTCAGATAGAGTAGGTCAAGAAGAATACTTACAAGCGATTAATTGGGCTTTCAAACACTTTACCGTTCTTACATTTGATGAAACACCAACGGTTGAAGATGTTTTAGGGGCTTTTGGTGACTATATGCAAGTAGAACGCTTTGATGGGGTATCTCTTGACCCCTTGAACGATTTAAAGGCAGCAGAGAAGCAGTCTAAGTATGAATACTATTATGATGCTTTAAGCAACATTAGAAGGTTTATTAAGAAGCATAATATTATGTTCTATTTGGTAGTGCATCCAGGCACAGCAGCGAATAGAAGGCGAAATGATGATGGTACTAGACCTGCTCCAAATATGAGTGATGTAGAGTTTGGGGCTATGTTTGGTAACAGGGCAGATAACTTTATTGTGTTTCATCGTAACCCTCAAAGCGATAAGTGGAATGTAACTGAAATACACATTCAGAAGATTAAATTTCAAAAGTTAGTAGGTGTACCTACACCTGAATTAGACCCTATATGTTTGTTTTATTCATATAAAAAGCGTAGGTTTGAATATCTCAATGAAAACGGAAGTCTAAACGACCCGATTCAAAACACAATAACCAAACCAAGAACAAACGCAATCTTTTAATTATGACTCTCAAAGTAGCAACAGATTTTAGTGGAATTGGATCACCCGAAGCAGCATTAAGAAGGTTAAAAATACCTCACGATAATGTATTTGCTTGTGATATTGATAAGTACGCAAAAGCATCTTACCTAGAGCTTAACAATCCTAAGAAATTTTACGACAACATTACTACTAGAAATCACAAAGAGGTAGAACCTTTAGATTTGTATGTAGCAGGATTCCCTTGCCAAGCATTTAGTTACGCAGGTAAAAGAAAAGGTTTTGCTGATGAAACAAGGGGTACGTTATTTTTTGATGTAGCTGAGTTTATAAGAGCCAATCAACCTAATTGCTTTATACTTGAAAATGTTAGAGGTTTAGTATCTCACGACAAAGGTAAAACATTCCAAACCATTATTGATATATTATCTAATGGTGGTGGTACTATAAATGGTCAAATGGGTTTAGATAGTATTGAAGATGGATTAGGTTACCACATTTACTATCAGATATTAAATTCTAAGGATTATGGAATACCTCAGAACAGAGAAAGAATATTTATCGTTGGATTTAAGCATTGGAGAAGTTTTAACTTCCCTAAAGAAATGCCTTTAACTAAAACGCTAAAAGATGTTTTGCAGAATGGTGTTGATGAAAAGTATTACCTAAGTCAAAAAATGATTGATGGGTTTTCTAAGCACAAAGAAAGACATCAAGAGAAAGGTACAGGATTCCAATGGAAGCCCAAAACAGGCAACGATATAGCAAATTGCGTTAGGGCAAATGGGGCTTTATGTCCTACTGATAATACTATTATAGAAACAAATAATAAAAGGGTAAACAATAATTTTAAAAAGCATAAAGATGAAATAGAGGAAGGTGATTTTATGGATAGTTACAATCAAAGCATTCATAAAGATGTAGCACCAACAATAACAAGCAGAATAACAGGTAGTAATAATTACCACATATTTCAGAAAAAAGAAGATATTATAATACACAATCTTCACCCTAGATGTGGAGATCCAAAGAAAGGCGGTACAGGTCATTTAAGTAAGACTGATGGTATTGCATATTGTTTGGATGCAGCAAATAGTATTGCAGTAGAAATACCTAAGATAATTGGTTACACGAGGGATAAGGATAGTGTTGTAGTAGATAGGCATTTGAAAGACGAGGCTAACACCTTACATTCGTCAACAGGTAGTGGTGGTAATACAGACCAGTTCGTGTTAAGCAGAAACATACGAAGGTTAACCCCTCTTGAAACTTGGAGATTACAAGGTTTCGATGATGATGATTTTTACAAAGCTGAAAAGGTGTGTTCTAATACTCAGTTATACAAACAAGCAGGTAACTCAATCACAGTTGATGTGATGGTAGAAATATTTAAGAAAATCTATTTAAAATAAAAGGTTATGGCAGATGAAATTACAATGAAAGCGATTAACCTGTTGAGGGATCAAGACCCTAATATGGATGAAATTAATAGTATGGATAAGTTTTTAGCTCATCAGAAGGAGATTGTTCGGATGACTGAACAATATGCTACATACTCTGACCATCCACAAGCAGAACAGCTTAAAGAAAGGTTGAATGTTCTTACTGAATCAATGATGGCATTCACGTATGTGTACACTCAGATGATGGGTTACAAACGTGAAAAGCTGTTAGCTGATGCAAGAGAAATGGAAATGGCTAGTGCTGTTATAGAATTGAAACAAGAATTAGATATACTAACTAAAATCAATGAAAAATGATGGACCAACTAGATACACTACACTACTTGTTAGCCTTTTGTCAACCTGATGATGAAGATAACCCTGACTATGAGTACACGCTTGAAGAATTAGAAAGCGAAATACAATTACTTATAATGTTACACGAACATAAAATTAAACAAGGCATAGTATGAACGCAAGAGAACTTGGATTAATGGAAAAATTTGCACAGGCATATAATATTAAATGTGTTCCTGCAGATGGTATGCACTCGAATTGGGACTTTACATACGAGTGGGATGGTAGAAAGTTTTATTGTGAAATGAAAAGTAGAAATTTTTGCTTTGACTTTGCACAAGATAAATACCCCGAAGGTTTGATCCTTGAGATGCACAAGTATGAAAGAATGCTAAGAAGGAGTAAGAACGAGAAAGGCTCACAGGCATTGTATATAAACTTCTTTGTTGATGGTACGGTATTGGTACACAATCTGAATAAAATAAAGATAGATGATTGGTTTTGGAAAACGCTACCTGAAACTACCGATTTTAATAAAAGGAAGTTTGTTTACAAGTACATAACCTTTGTTAATTATGATAAGGGGAAGAAGATGTATATTTGAACATCGTTGTGATTTTTGAGAGTAATCATAGCTTTTGTTTTTCATTTGGTTAATTGGGAAAGGGGGAATCATTTTGATTCTTCCTTTTTTTTTGTATCTTTGTTTTTATTAACTAACTAAAACATTATGACTAAGAAGAAACTCACACCGAAGTACAACGATAACAAGGCTATCAGAGAAACGATAGATAAGTTACTTGAAAAGAACGCATCTAACGTGGCTAATTCAGGTACAGGGGGCAAGTTAGATATAGGTGACGAAGAAGCTGTTAAATGGGCTTGGGGTAAGATGCAAGAGCGAATTAAGGAGTTAGACCCTGAGTTTTATAATATAATTAAAGAGAGATAATTATGAGTAAAATAGAAGAAGAAGTTTGTTTTAAGATTTTAAAGCGTTCTGAGATAGGGAAGGTTAAATATGGCACTACGATGGAGCGAAACGATTTAAGTCGCTTAGAGTGGCTAAAACACGCACAGGAAGAAGCAATGGATTTGTGTGTGTATTTAGAGAAGTTAATTAACGAAGAAGAAAGTAAGCCATTTAGATACGAATGGAGCATAACAGAAGAAGGGGACAAATAGTCCCCCTTTTCATTTTAACCCCCTAAAATTTAATATGATTAGCTGTTAGAAACCCACAACTCTTTTCCTTCAAATCTAATAGACTTGATGCTTTCTAATTTAATAGTTCTGTAACCTTTTTGTTGGGTGTCCCAAACAATAACATTACCTCTTTTCTTAGGGTTGTACTTTAACCCCTCTCCGCTTGTGTGTTTATGTACACCTGTTCGGCAGTTCATAAATCTTATTGATCCATTTGCTTTCTTAAAAGTAACCCCAAAGAATTTACCTTTTGTTGATTCGATGATTGTGTTTAATAAAGTAGTTTGCATAATTATGAGTGTTTTGGTTAATTATACTCAAATATAAGTAAACATTTGTTAATAACCTAATCCTAGGACAAAAAAAAAGGATAAAATTAATTATCCCTTTGGTACTCTAACTTCCACAAGCCTCACAATCTTCATCTTCAATGCCACAGGTTTCAGGTTGTTCTTGTTCTGTTAAATCTTGAACCCAACTACCAAATACATCTTCGGCTATTTCTTCTGGTGTTTTGTCTTTTCTTTTATCCATTCTATAGGGATTGTTTTAGATGCCCATTTGATTTTATGCTTAATGCACCATTCAGAATAGGTCGTTTTACTTCCTTTAAATAATTTGTTTGTATGTCTTTGAAACACCATACGAATATCTAGTGCAGGGTGTTGATGTATAACTAGCAGCATTTTCTTCCTGTCGGCTGCTGAAAACCGACCTTTTAACTCCAAAATGATTCCGTTTGGTAATATAACATCGGGAGTATATTTACGTTGCTCTGCAACCTCATAGTACAAATTCTTAGTTTCGTATTCAAAGTCAACCCCAAGGTCATCCAATTCACCGCAAACCACTCTTTCATAACCACTCCTATATCTATTAATCTTCTTCTTCTTTGCCATATATACCTTTATTTTCTTCGTATGTTTTTCTGTTGTGACACGAATGGCAAAGTGATTGTAGGTTATTCATATCATACATACCACCACCTTGTTTAACAGGCTTAACGTGATCCACTACATCTGCTGCAACGGTTCTACCTTCTTGTTCGCACTCTACGCATAATGGGCTTCCTTTAATCCAAAAAGCCCTTAATTCTCGCCACTTTTTCCTGCTGTAAACCTTGGTGTCACCACCCCAAGATTTGTTCTTATCAACAGGTTTAACTCTACCTCTACCTTTTGGTAAACTAGGCATACCTCTACGATATTGTTAGTTCAAATCCTTTGCCATTGGTGGCGAATAAGAGTTCAGATGTAGCCCTTCGTGATGTTGTAATATCCAACATAGAGTCTTGGTTGATTTTTCCAAAGCTAGTACCAAGCAAAATACACCCTTTTGTGTCGGTATTAAAGTTTCCTGCGTGAATAAGTATGAATTTTCTATTGGGAACATCTTCTAATATAAAGTGTTGTGTGTATTTGTCTGAGTACCTTGGGGTAACTTTGTAAGTACCTGTTGGAATGCAAGAAATATTAGTTGCATTATCTTTCCAAGCTAATTCCAAAGACACGCAATCATAGACTAGGTTAACCCCTTTATATAAAGAAAAATACCCTAAAGTCTGGTTATCGTCTGCTTGAACCCTGTTTAAAAATGCTTTATACATTCATCCCTTTTTGTTAAAGATTTTTGTAAGTTTAGACTTATCACACTTTTTACACTTCTCGTCACCCAAAAAACATAAAGGTAAAACAGCTATTAAAGCTAAACAAAGGACTTGCCAAGACAACCCACCTGTTTCTATTTGGGCTACTGCTGCTACAGCGAGTACACCCGATACAGTTCGCTTCGATGACCATTTACCCTTGTTGTCTTTAAACATTTCAGGGACTAATGCTAATATACCTTTTAAGGCTATTTTAGATATTAATCCTGACATTTTAATTTTCTTTTGTTTCTTCTTTTTCTCCATTATTCTTAATAAAGAATCCAATTAAATCATCAACATAACCAAAGACCTTATTATCTTTAACAGAAGGTGTTAGTTTTACGATGATTTTAACTAAGGCTAAAGTTGCAATAAGCAATTCAGCACCGTTAGCCATTAAAAAGTCTATAACTTGACCCATAATATAAATTTTAGTTGTTAATAATGTAGTAAAGGTAATGAAAAAATAGGGGAAAAGGTAGCTAAAACCTACTTTTTCACACCCTTACTATTTTTTATGTTCTTTATCTCTTTGTACCACTTGTAAATACCAAATGATACAGCTAGTATTAGTGATGCCATTTGTAGCCAAAGCTGTACATCCGACATACTTATTGAGATTGCTGCTATCTGTGCTACTGCTACTTCTGTTGCGTTCTTGTCTATCATTATATTATACTCTTTCTATTGTTATTTTTACACCATAAATAGCATCTGATGATAATTGTGGGTCAAAAGATATAGACCAATATCTACCCGCTAACCCAACTAAAGGTTCAACTACTGTATTATTCCAATTCTCTATTTCTGCATTCACGTTTGCATCATAAACTCCGTGTAGACCGTAACTCCCTGTGTCCCAATCAAATTGAGTTAAGTTCCAAGTCCTTGCTCCACCCGAAAATATTCCCTTCAAATGAATATAAGTAGCTTGATAACCTACAGGAACTACAAAACCTGCTTGAAGATAATCTGATGTAGAATAAATCTTTGCTGTTGACCCTGTTGAAGTAACATAAGGTCTTGCAAACGCATCACTATTAGCTGTAAAATCAAAAGGGGTTAAGTATATAGCATCGTCTGAAATAGTCCCTATGTTGTTACCCTTAAATTCGGTGTTTGTTTTAATGTCTGACAATGAATTTATATAACCACCTGAACCGATTGAGAGATTTTGGATTTCTGCCGTAGAACAAGATAAAGCGTAGGTAGTTAATTTATCTGTAGTGTCGTTAAAGTGTAATGATGATGATGCACCAAAAGCACCTGCGTTATTAAATTGAACGTATGTATCTGAACCTGCAGGTGAACCGCCACCGCCACCTGTTGAATTTATGGTTACATCACCTGTACCACCAACAGGACTAATTGTTACGTTTGTCCCTGCAATAATTTTTGTAACACCATAATCTTCATCAGCTATAGCATCGTGTACAAATTTTGTATTAGCCACCTTGCTTGAATTATCACTTATAGCTAGGTTGTACGCTGTAACACCATTCGATAAAGAAGAAGTACCTGTCAAAGCACCTGTTATGTTGGTGGCAGTAGCATTAATTGTTGCTAGAGTTGCTGTGCCTACATCGAAGGTAAGAAGATAACTCCCTGCTAAAGCACCACCATCATTGAACTGAACAGCAGTATCATCACCTTTAGCATTTGTAACATTTACAGCTGTTGTAGCTGTATCAGCGTTTCCTGTTACATCTCCTGTTAAGTCCCCTACTATATTGGTTGCTGATAAAGTATCTGTACCATCGTTGTATGTAAAATTAGAATCAGCCGAAAGCTGACCACTCGTGTTGTATTGAATCTCTGTAGTGTTACCTGCAGCAAATTGAGTGTCATTACCTGCGTACTGTACAGCAGATAGTAAAGACCCTACAGGATAAGGAAAATCAGCATAATAAGTTTGGTCATCAACACCGCTACCATCGTGTATAACTATACTTGTTGCCCCTGCTGCTAAGTCTGATTTTTTATTCAGTATAGACTTTGGGTGTGTACCATCTGGGTATGATATTATAAAGTATGAATCCTTTGGTATCTCACCCTTTAACGCACTACAAGATATAGTTGTTATTTGTGATGTAGGGGCATTATCAACACCACCACCTGCAATAGCTGTATCTAGGGTCGCAAACGATTGACTCTTTAAATAGTCATCGAATCTCTGCACCATTTCTCTAACCCCTGCGTTTACACCCTGTAATGTGCGATTTATCTTCTGTACCTTTTTATCTTCCATAATTAATCATCTTTTAGTCTAAACCATTCACCATCCATAATTTCACTTTGACCTTTAAACGTACCACCCATAAACATAAAGTGTTCGTAATTACCATCATTGTTATATGAGTATTTAATTACATCTTTAGGTGATATTGCTGCACTTTGAATACTACCCTGTAATATCTTTAAAGGTGTCTGCTGTGGTTCTAAAAATTGTTTTGCTAAAAATTGAGTGAAAGGCTCTTCACTTGCCGTATCTGAACCTCTATAAACATTTTCAGCTACAGGGACATTATCTCTATATGTTACTGAAAATTCAGGATTTGCAGATGAAACCCCAATAGTTAAATCTCCTAAGTCAAAATCTTCGATGGCTGTAGAAGATGATGGAGCATATTCTGTAACCCTAAATTCATTTGAAATTAAAGAGTTTGTTTCTCTTGCTGTTACCGTAATGTCCTCAACATAAGTATTTCGTACAGGAGTCCCCGATATTGGGCTGCAAACTTGGGCAGCCTGACGAGCTTTGTTCTTATAATACCTTGGCACAAAATATACCTTTACAAATATACTTGATGTTTCTGCAAGTTGAGGTAATACGCAACCCCATAATAAGTCGGTATCAAATGTGTATTTAGAATCTGCATTGGAAAACCTTGTTATATCTGCTTGGTGAGCATAATAATGACCTACACATTTTATAGCCCCTTCACAAGAACTACTATTGAACTCGTCAAAGAATAAACTATTATAAGGTGAATATGTAGCTGCATTTCTATTAAAGCCCCTTGAAAGAACTACTTGATCCTCGGTAGCGACCCATTCTAATTCTTGGTCAGAATTTAAGGTGAGGTATTTTGTTGCTGATGATGATACAGCCTTAATTGTTATGTAATAATCAAAATTGACCCATCTTGCTCTGAAATCATACGAACCAAAAGATGCCCAATCACTTTGAAGTGTAACATCTACAGACCTTGAAAACCAATCTAAATCATAAGTTGTATCGGCTGTTAATTGACCACCATAAGTATAATCTTCTCCTGCTACAGAAGGGTTATCTGTAATGTCATCGCCTTGTGCAAGGGTAAAAGCTGCACCTGCTGATGTATAAGTTGCTGTACAGGATTTAAAAGGGGCTTCATAAGTAAAACTTGAACCTGCTAATAAAGTGTGATTATTTTGGTCTATAGTTACAAGGTTAGATTCGGTGGCATAACCTGTCGTAAGACCTACACCTGAGAAGTCCCAAAAATATTGATAATTCATATTATAACTTGCACCACCATCAAAAAAACTATTAGGCTGTAAGAAATAATAATACCCATCAGCTAAATAACCTACGGTATTAAACACCTTCATAGTTTCGTGGAAAACATCAGACTCTTTATATTCAAGAGGGAAATTTGAATTGTTTGCGAAAGCACCTTTACATATATACCATTGACTACTTGGAACAATAGCACTATCAAACTCACTTGTTTTCCAATCATTCTGAACTTGGAAAATAACACTTTCCCCTTCGTGAGGGAAGTCCTCTGTTGAATGAAGATAAACACTTCCTATTGAACCAACAAAATTATCAGTCCAAAGGTGAAGTCCATTCCCATCAGCACCATTATCTGTTTGAGTATATTCAAACACCCAACCACCAAGACCGCCACCATCATTACCTGTACCGTTTGTTATTGTTCCTATAGTTGCACTACTACCACCACCATCTTTAACGTATAGCGTTCCACTTGTATAATCTACAACTTCGATACCAACCTTATATTTATCACCAACAGTTAAAACATCACCTTCACAAGATAATGGCTTTCGTGTACCTGTTGTTGTTGTACCTGCAATAATAAGTTTACCATCATCAGCAGACGAACCCGAATCTCCTGTGAGAATTTCCCAACCTCTTGTTGATCCATCTAAAAACCAAGTATTTTCAACTAAATTAACAGCAGCAAGGTCCGACCCACCAATGAAGTCTTTAAATACGTTTGCTATAGAGTAATTAGCTTGTTTAAAGGTTTCGTCTGCAAAAGTTTTAAAAGGTTTTCCCTTATAATAACCTGCTGAATCGGTTGCTGTTATTGAAGAAGTGTAAGGGTATGGAGCGTTTTCTACCACATCAAAGGCAGGTTGAATCCAGCCATACCAAAATTTATTGTATTTGTGTACAGAACCCTTGTATATTCTTACAAAGTATTCCTTAAACCCACTATCTAATACATCATACAAGAACGATTCTTGTAGGTCATTTTGAATCATAAATTTTATATCGCATTCAGACCCTAAGAATGTTTTATCTCTAGTTCCACCTGAACCATTCCAAGTGATTTCAAAACCTTCACCTGCCATATCAAAGTTGTATTCAGGGATATAATCTGTTGCGTTTACGCTGACCTGTGTTACTATGCAGGGATTTCCATTTGACTCTACAATTATCTTCCCTGAACCAAGACCCGATGTGATTGTTGCTTCGTGAAAACCATCACCTGTTATCGTGGTTTCAGCACCGTTATTAAGGCTTACTTTAATCGAATTACCCGACCCTAAATCATCAACCTTTATAGAAACCTTATATGCCGTTGAAGTAGCAATATTAGAATTTAATTGATAAAATAATGATGTAGCTGCTGAACCACACCTAGCACCTGCATTACCTTTATTTGAATCCCAATAAAAATTCAACGCACTACCCCCATCTAAATCCCAATCGGTAGCGTTTGTTATAAAGTTTGGATTGGTTATTAAATCAGACGCATCCTTTTTATGAATCTGAACAACCCAATCAGTACCCTTTTCACTTGCAATAAAACTTTCTTTATATAAACCGTATGATGCCATATTTTTCTACCTTCTATTTCTTCTACGTTCTGCTCTATCAAAGACTATCAATAAATCATTACCCGATATTCTTACATCAGGGATAATCGTTCCACCACCACCGCCTAAAGCGTGGTTAGGGATGATTGTTCCTTGACCTTTTGGTACGAATAATTCAGGTCCTCTTTCTCCCACGAGGCTCATTTTACCTACAGGTGGGTTACCACCATCGGCGAAAGCTCCACCCATAATACCGCCTAATATATCTTTAAATCCTGTACCACCGCTAAATATACCTCCACCTGCTTGTGCTGCTGCTCCAAGACCTGTCATTTGTAATACACCAACTAAAATCGCTGCTTTTATAGTCATTCCAACTATTTGTTTAGCTAAATCTACAAATATCTGACCTAAACTTTGCATAGTAAGTTCACCTGACATTGCCATTGTAGCGAAGGTGTCAGCGAATGATGTTGCGATACCAATGGAAGCAGATTGAACTGAATTACTCCACCTTTGAGTGTTAGCTACATTCTCTTGCTTTTTCCTCTTATCTTCTTCAAAGGCTTCCCAAGCACCTTGACCGAAGATAGCATCGTAAGCCTCTTGCAATGACCTTGTTTCTTGACTAGGCTTATCTAATTGTGGGGTATTTGTTGGGGATTTAAATACAGAACCTAAATCTATATCTAAATTCTTTAATCCATCCTTAATTGAATCGGTTAAACTACCAAATTCGTGTTTATAATCTGTTGTTTCAACTTTCAAATCTTCAAGCCCATCAACTAAGTCCTCAAACGGATTGTAGACCTTAGATTTTACACCTAAGAAATCATAAAGTTTTTGCGCCCCCTTTAATATAAGGCTAAAAGGGTTGTATTTAAAAAGCCATTGTAAAACTTGTATAAGGGCATTTCTCCACCAACTCCAATCTCCTAATCTTTCAGCAAAAGCATCCCAATTATCTAAAACGTATTTTAACGCTATAGGTAAAGCTGCGATTGCTGCAATGGCTAATCCAATAGGACTTGTTAAGGCTGCTATAACTCCTGCCATAACTCCCCAAGCTGATGTTACTGTAGCCACTATCAATAAGAGTGGACCAAGTACAGCCAACAAAGTACCAACTCCTAGTATTATTTTCTTTGTTCCTTCATCTAAATTTGCAAACGATGTTGCCATTTTGGTCACCCATTGGATTATAGGTGTTATTGCTTCTGCAATTAAAGCCCCAAATTCCAACTTCATAGCCTCAGTAGCCGATTCCATTCTCTTTAGCTTTGCGTGGGTTGTGTTACCCATAGCTTCAGCCATTTCTTTTAAGCGACCTGTATTGTTTCTATATTCCTCTGTAAGTTCCTTGGTTCTATCTCTATTTTTGGCTAATATTAATAGTTGCTTACTAAAGTTTTTACCAACTAAATTTGTAGCCCTCTCTAATGTTAATTCCCCCTCAGAAAGCGTATCTAAAGTGTCTGTTAGGCTAATGCCTTTCTCCTTTAGTTGGATGAATAAGGAATTTAATGATGTACCTGCTTTAGATGCTTTAATACCACTATCCATTAGCGTACCCATCATCGCTGACAATTCCTCTACATCTACACCTACTGCTGCTGCCGATGCCCCTGCATTTGCAAAGGCTGTACTAAATGTGCTAAGTTGTAAACTTGAATTTGCTGATGCTGACGCTAACGTGTTCGCCACCCTTGCTGCTTCGGCAGTTTCCAAACCAAAGGCTTTCATCGTAGATGATGTTACCTTTGCTGCAAGAGTTAAATCTTCTCCTGTTGCTAGGGCTAGGTCTAATATAGACCCCTGCATTTCTTTTATAGCCGAAGGGTCAAAACCCTTTCGACCTAAAACTAATTGTAAATCGCCTACCTGTGATGCTGTAAATTGGGTGGTTGCCCCTAGTCTTTTTGCTTCATCTGTAAGCATCTTCAACTCACCAACAGTTGCACCTGTCACCGTTCCAACCTTAGTCATTCCGTTCTCAAACGCAACAAATGTTTTTAGTGCTGAACTACCTAAAGCTGTAAGTGGGGCAGTAACACCAAACGAAAGCAAAGAACCCATCCTTGCTGCTCCTGATGCGAATTTAGCCAATGATTTATTAGCTTTACCAAGACCCTGTTCTAAGCCCTTGATATTCGCAGCAACAATTATCGAAATAGTCTTTAATCCACCCATTATTTATTGTATTTTTTTCGTAGTATTTCTTTGTGTCGTTTAACAATATCTGCAATTTCTTCTTTTGAAGATGTAACGACTTTAACCTTTTTATCCCAAGGGAAAGGTAACAATGTTTTAGGGTTCAACTCCTTCTTAGAATGTGGTGACAAACAAGAGTGTATAATGAGTCTGGTCTGTTCCCAACTATCGTGAAGTAATTGCTCGTTGTGTTCTTTAAATCCAATTAACTTGTTTTGGAAGGATCGTGGGGTCATATCGTATAAATCATCAAACGATAGCCCCACCATTCCTAATCCAATTTGTTCAAGTTTGTCCCATTCAAATTCCTCTAAATCTTCTTGTTCCTCTCCCTCTACTACTTTCCCTCGCTAG